TTCTGCCACTGTTGCACTGCAAGGTAGCCTTGACGGTACAAATTGGTCAACTATTGGCACTGCTTTAACTGCTGATGGACTCGTTACAGTTGCCAATGCTCCCAAGTATTTGAGAGCAAACTGCACAGTTTATGTAACTGGAACGATTACCGCCAAAATCATGTACTAAGGAGAAACCCTATGAAGATGACTAAATCTCAAAAGAAGGTCAAGAAGGTCATGGGGGAGTTCAAAGAAGGCACTTTGCATTCTGGCAAGAATGGCAAGGTTGTCAAGTCCAAAGACCAAGCTATTGCGATTGCATTGTCAGTTGCGGGAAAGGCTAAGAAGAAATGAAAGCTGGACTTTATAGCAATATTAACGCTAAACAAGCTCGTATCAAGGCTGGTTCTGGCGAGAAGATGAGAAAGGTAGGAAGCAAGGGTGCGCCTACTGCTGCTGACTTCAAACAAGCGGCAAAGACCGCAAAGAAGCCTAAAAAGGTGAAGTGATGAAATCTCCAACTTGGCAAACAAAAGCTGGTCAAAATCCAAAAGGCGGCTTGAATGCCAAGGGCAGAGCCTCTTATAATGCAGAAACTGGTGGCAATTTGAAGCCTCCAGTGAAATCAGGGGACAACCCCCGCAGAGCAAGTTTCTTGGCTCGTATGAGTGGCAATGATGGCCCTGAATACGACAAGAAAGGTGAACCGACAAGACTGCTTCTTTCGCTAAAGGCTTGGGGTGCTAACTCCAAAGCTGACGCAAAGGCAAAAGCTCAAGCTATATCCGCAAGGAACAAAGCAAAGGCTAAAAGCAGATGACATACTTAGAACTTGTAAACGATGTCCTTGTAAGGTTGCGTGAAACAACTGTTTCTACCGTTACAGAAACATCTTATTCTTCCTTGATTGGCAAGTTTGTCAATGATGCAAAGCGTCAGATTGAAGATGCTTTTGCTTGGAATGTCCTTGGCACAACAATCACCTTGTCTACTGTTTCAGGAACATACTCCTACGCCTTAACTGGTGCTGGTCAAAAATTCCAAGTTCTTGATGTGTTGAACGTCACTAGCAACCTCCGCATGAGAAATGTGGACTTTGCTACGATGAATCGCTATCAGAACTTCTCAACTCCTGTTAACGGTATACCCGCCTACTATGCCTTTGATGGTGTTGATGGTAGCTATGACACTAAGGTAACTATCTATCCTCGTCCTGATGGCGTTTATAGCATCCCATTTAGCCTGACAGTGCCACAAGCCACTTTGTCTAGCGACTCTACTGTTGTAGCCGTTCCTGACGTTTTGATTGTTCAGAATGCTTATGCTCGTGCATTGGTTGAGCGTGGTGAAGACGGTGGCTTGTCATCCTCTGAGGCTTATTCCTTGTACAAAGCTATGTTGTCTGACTACATTGCATTGGAAGGCACTCGCTATCCTGAGAATCAGGAGTTCATTCCCGTATGAGCCAAGCAATTCAAACATTCAGCATCTCAGCCCCAGGCTTTTATGGGTTGAATACGCAAGACTCGCCTCTTGATCTTGCGGCTGGATATGCTTTGGTTGCAACCAACTGCATCATTGACCAGTATGGACGTATTGGTTCACGCAAGGGTTGGGCTAGAGTTAATTCTTCTTCTGGAAACCTTGGCGCAAATGACGTTAAGGTTATCCATGAGTTAGTTGTTGCTGACGGTACATACACTGTATTGTTTGCTGGCAACAACAAGTTATTCAAGTTGGATGGCTCTAATGCTGTTGTTGAGTTGACGTATGGGGGGGGTGGTACTGCTCCTACCATTACTGCAAGCAACTGGCAATGTGCTTCCTTGAATGGCATTACATACTTCTTCCAGTCTGGTCACAATCCTTTGATCTATGACCCTGCTGTTAGCACCACGACTTATCGTAGAGTGTCAGAAAAGACTGGTTATCAAGCCACTGTTCCTGATGCCAACATCTGCATTTCAGCCTTTGGTCGTTTATGGGCGGCAGATACAACTAGCAACAACGCTACTGTTTACTTTAGCGACTTGATTGCAGGCCATATTTGGTCTACAGGTACTGCTGGCTCGTTAAACGTCAACAATGTTTGGCCTAATGGCGCTGACCAGATCACTGGTTTGGCTGCTCATAACGGCTTCTTGTTCATCTTTGGCAAGCGTCAAATCTTGGTTTATCAGGGTGCTACTTCTCCCTCTACTATGTCATTGAGTGACACTGTTGAAGGTATTGGTTGCATTGCTAGAGACAGTATCCAAACCACAAGTACTGATGTGTTGTTCTTGTCAAACTCTGGTGTCAGATCGTTGATGAGGACTATTCAGGAGAAGTCTGCTCCAGAACGTGACTTGTCTAAGAATATTCGCAATGACTTGATGGCGACTATTTCTGGCGAGACATTGGCAAATGTTAAGTCTGTCTACTCTGAATATGAGGCTTTTTATCTGTTGACTACGCCTAGCATTGATTCTGTGTGGTGTTTTGATACCAAGGCTTATTTGCCTGATGGTGCGGCTAGAGTGACAACTTGGGACTCTATTGAGCCTACTGCTTTCCTTTCTAGACGCAACGGCAATCTATTGATTGGCAAGAATGGCTATATAGGTTTGTATAGCACTCATCAAGATTACCAAACAGCATATCGGATGCTGTATTACACGAACCATGCTGACCTTGGCAATCAGAATCAAACTTCAATTCTGAAGAAGTTGTCCATTGTGGTGATTGGTGGTAGTAATCAGACAGTGACGTTCAAGTGGGGTTTTGACTTCAAGACAAACTACTTGTCTGACAATGACACTATTACTACACAAGGTGAGTCTTACTATGGAATTGCTTCTTATGACAATCCAGATGGACAAGTTGTAACTATCACAAATGCAAGTCCTGCTGTGATTACATCTGTTGATGGCTCTGCTTTTGTAAATGACAATAATGTAACTTTAACAACAACAGGTACTTTGCCATCTGGTTTAAGCACTGGAACTACTTATTACATTGTGAATGCATCTGGCGCTACTTGTAATTTGTCTGCATCATCTGGTGGCTCTGCAATCAATACTGGTAGTGCTGGTTCAGGCACACACACTCTTGAACACACATCTCCAACTGCTATATCTGAATACTCTGATGGTGTAGCTTTGCAAACACTGGTTGTTTCGGCAACAGGCACAGGTAAGGTTGTTCAAACAGGATATGAGTCTGACATTAATGGAACACCATTGTCGATTCAGAAGATTGAGATTCAAGCCAAACAAGGCAAGATAAGTTAAAGGAATATCATGAGTAATTACACCAAGAGTACGAATTTCGCCACTAAAGACAATTTGTCTTCTGGCAATCCTTTAAAGATTGTCAAAGGTACTGAGCTTGATACTGAGTTCAATAATATTCATACTTCTATTGAGACTAAGGCAGATTTGGCAAGTCCTGCTTTTACAGGTAGTCCATCACTTCCTACAGGTACAACTGGCGTAACTCAATCTGCTGGAAATAATTCAACTGCTTTGGCAACTACCGCTTTTGTAACTGCTGCTAATACTGCTTTAATTAATACTATATATCCAGTCGGTGCTATTTTTACAAGTGTTGTTAGCACATCTCCAGCAACTTTATTTGGAGTTGGTAGTTGGTCAGCCTTTGGCACTGGAAGAATGTTAATTGGTATTGATAGCGGTAATTCTTTATTTAATACCGTAGAAGAAACTGGTGGTACGGCAGACGCAATAGTTGTTAGCCATAGCCATACAGCGACTTCAACTGTTACCGACCCAGGCCACGCACACACCTTTGCTGGTGCTGTAAATCCAGGCGGTTCTGGCTCAGATCGTAATGGAGTCGCCACAACAAAAACTACCGATTCGGCTGTCACTGGCATCACTGTAGCGACATCGATCAGCACAGTAGGTTCTTCTGGAACTAATGCAAACTATCCTCCATTTATTGCTGTATATATGTGGAAAAGAACAGCATGATTATGCAAGACCCAGAATTCCGCATTACTCATCACTTCAGTGATGGCCTGTACGCCAAAGAGTCATTCTTTACGGCTGGTATGGCAATCATGAAGCACACACACAACTTCAGCCATCTGTCTATTTTGGCTCATGGGAAAGTTGCTGTATTGCGTGGTACTGAGATTGACATTGTTTCTGCGCCAGCTTGCATTGAGATTCAGGCTGGAGTTACTCATGGTGTAAAAGCCATTACTGATTGTGTTTGGTTTTGTATTCATGCCACAGACGAGAAAGACCCGTCTAAAGTGGATGAGATTTTGATTAAAGGGGATTGATATGCCTTGGCTTGCAATAGGTGGTTCTTTACTTGGTGGGTTTATGCAGGGTAAGTCTGCTGAACGAGCAGCTCGTACTCAAGCAAATGCTCAGTTGGAAGCGGGTCGATTAGCGGCTGAAGAAGCTCGTTTTCGACCTGTAGGTGTTACCACACGCTTTGGTAGCTCTCAGTTCCAAACTGACCCTTCTGGTCGTGTTTCTGGCGCTTCTTACGAATTAAGTCCAGAACTCAAAGCCTATCAAGATAGATTTAGGGCTTTATCTGGTGGCGCATTGTCAGATGCTGAACAGGCTAGAAGTCAATATGCCCCTTTGACTGGTGCAGCTAGTAGCTTATATGGCCTTGGAGAACAGTATCTAGCTGAGAGTCCTGAACAAGTTGCGGCTAAATATATGTCTCGTCAACAAGACTTATTGGCTCCTAGCCGTGAACGTCAAATGGCTCAGTTGCAGAATCAGTTGTTCCAACAAGGTCGTGGTGGCTTGTCTGTAGGTGCTACAGGTGCTAGACCAAGTGGTGCTGCTGGTTTGGGTGCTACTACTCCTGAGATGGAAGCCTATTACAACGCATTGGCGCAACAAGATGCACAGTTGGCTACTCAAGCTCAACAGGCTGGACAAGAGCAATTGAAGTTTGGCGCTGGCTTGTTTGGTGTTGGCTCTAATTTGTTAGATCAGTATCAGACTGGTCAAGTTGGTGCTTTGCGTCCATTTGAGGCTTATTTCGGTCAAGAGAAGGCTCTTGAAGCTGTTGGTCAACAGCCATTGGATATTGGCATGAACATTGGTGCTAAAGGCATGAGTCCTAGTGCTGCCAATGCTTTGCTTGCTGGTGGCACTAATGCGGCTAACACAATGGCTGGTGCTAATGCTTACAACCCATTGGCAACTGCATTGATGTCAGGCTCACAGAATCCTCAATTGATGAATGCGATGAATTCTTTTGGTTTTGGTGGTGGCTCTGACTCATATTTTGGCAAGAGTGGCGGTTTGGGATTTGATATTTCCAAGTTGTTTAG